AACAGACCCACCATATAATATTGGTTTTAAAAATCTAAAATGGGATATAATCCCTAATTATATTGATTTTATGACTAATATTTTTAAAGAATGTTATAGAGTTTTAAAAAAAAATGGTTCTTTATATTTTTTTCATAATGATTTTAAACAAATATGTAAATTACAAATAGCAATTGAGAAAGAAACTAATTTTATACATCAACGATTTATAACATTAACAAAAGATAGTTATATTTTAAAATTATATCCTAAATGTAAATCATTTATTAATTGTTGCGAGTATTTATTAATATATATAAAAGACGAAATACACGAAAGTAAACAAATTGATTATTTTAAGATGTTACATAAAAAAATAGGATTATCTAAAAGTCAAATAAAAAAAGATATACCATTAGCAGACCACGCTTTTAGAGTTTCTAAAAATAATTTTTCATTACCGACAGAAGAAACATATAAAAAAATAATAGATAGATATAATTTAAAAGATACTATACCATTAAGCGAATTAAAAACATATAAGGAATTAAGTTATATTTATAATGGTAAAGCACAACCTAATTATTTACATTATGATTTTAATAAAAAAATAACTAAACACCCTTGCGAAAAACCACAAGAATTATTATTAAACTTAATTAGAACTGGAACGAATGAAGGGGATATAGTTTTAGATTGTTTTATGGGTTGTGGATCAACTGGTCTTGCGTGTAAAAAATTAAATAGAAAGTTCATAGGTATTGAGAAAGATGAAATATATTTTAAAAATAATATATTAAATATTTGATTCATATTTTTTCATAATTTTATTATATATGTATATATTATAATGACTGATTTTTGTAAATATATTGATGTAGATGATATGGAACTATTAGAACACTATTGTAGAAAATATGATACTGATGATTTAGATGAAATGGTTTCATGGTTAAATAAATTAGGATATAATCACGAACATATCAAAGATATATTTAATATTGAGGAGTTATTTGTTGCTTTTTATGAAAATTATATGAAAAGTATAGAATAAAGGAGGTTTTAGGAGGTTATATGCTCTCTACAAGCATATAACAAGGAGGTTTAGAGCATATTATAATTATAATATGCTTATTTGTAGGTGGTTTTATGCTAAAATGGATTAGTTATGTGCTTAACTTTACCTTAATTGCTCCTGAACTCTTCTTTTTATCTCTTTTATCTATTTTCTTGTCTATTTCTTCTTGTTTTGTAATAGTTTTCTTTCTACCTCTCTCAATCATTCTTTTTGATTTAACTTTTTTTGGAGCAAAAGGTTTATTAGATCCTATAACAAAATTAATACCATTCTTTTGAGATTTAGTAATATAATATTTATAGTCTGGTTCTTTGATTCTGTATCTTAGTAACATACCAGATTTATCAACTCTTTTTATAGGGGTCATCTTTTCTTTCTTTAACCATGCTCTTGCTTTTGTAGTAGTCCAGCCCTTTGGTGTTTTAAATAATACTGCCTGTATCTCACTCATTTTCTATATATATATATTAGATATAATTTTTTTCTTTTTCTTTTTGTCTTAATTTTCTTTCTGCTCTTTTATTGTCTATTAAATCTAATTGATGTTTTAACAATTCATACATAGTGATAGTATCTCTCATTTCTTTTGGTTGTTTATTAAAACATCCTAATCCACAGAAACGAGCAGAACGAACCCATCTACTTTTTATTACACTATACTTATCTATTGGACTATACATATATTCTTTACCACAATCCATACATTTACCAGTTAAAGTTTTATCCACATTAGAATTATCCATTATATAATATATATAGATTTTTTTTGTCTGTATATTAATATTATTATATCTCATTATATTATAAATGGAGCAAATAACTAAAAATATGTTAGAGCTATTTAGTGGGACACAATCTATTGGTAAAGTACTAAAAGAAAAAGGTTATAATGTTATATCAGTTGATATTACAGATTATAAGGGTAAATATAAACCTACACATAAAGTTGATATATTAACATTTGACTATAAACAATATCCAGTAGGTTATTTTGATATTATACACGCCTCACCACCTTGTATTTATTATTCTAATTTACAGAATTGTTGGATTGGAAGAACTAAAAAAAATGGAGAGTGTTTAACAAAAGAACTATTAGAAGAAAAAAGAAAAGAAATGGATAAACTTGTTTATAAATCATTAGAAATTATAGATTATTTTAAACCGAGATTATGGGTTATAGAAAATCCAGCAACAGGTAATTTAAAAAAAAGAGATGTAGTAAAAGGTTTAAATTATTATGATGTAGATTATTGTATGTATTGTGATTGGGGATATAAAAAGAAAACAAGATTCTGGACTAATAAAAAAGATTTTAAACCTAAATTATGTAATAAAAATTGTGGAAATATGATTATAGTAGAAAATAAAAATATACATAAAAAAAATTGTGGAAGAACAAAATTACAACAATTATCCAGAAAATATCATAAAAGTACTTTTAGTCCCTCACTTAAAAATACATATCAAAAATGTATAGGTGGTGGAACTAATAGATTAGAAAGATATAGAATACCACCGAAATTAATAGAAGAATTATATGTATAGTTATTAAAATTATTTTCTTTGGTTATATTATAGTATGGAGCAAATAACTAATCTTATAAAAAAGGATAGACCTAATATTAGAGATATTACTTTAAAAAATTATGGTAGATATTTACAAACAATAATGACTGGTGTAAAAAGTAAAGATATTAATATAGTTAAGAAGTTTGATAAAATAAAACCATTTTTAGAATCAAAAAAAATGTCTGTAAGAAAAGCATTAACAGCATCTATATTAGTTTATTTAAGAGCAGAAGATAAAGATAAAAATGAAGATATAATAAATAAGTATAGAATATATCTACTTGATTTAAATAAAAAATATACACAAGATAAAAGTGATAGAGAAAAGAATGATAGAGAAAATAATAACTGGGCGACATTAGAAGATTTACATAAAGTTAGAGCAAGGTTACATAAAAAAATTGTAGAAGAAAATATACATCAAGAAGATGATTTAAATAATAAAGAAAAAGATTTATTACAACAATATCTTGTAGCAAGTCTGTATACACTATTACCACCTCGTCGCAATATATATAGTTCTGTGGAAGTTATACCTTTACAACAATATAATAAATTAAAAGGTGATGATAGAAAAAAAAATTATTTAGTTTATAATAAACCGAAAACAAAAATATTTTTTCATTTTGGTAAGCAGAAAAGTAGGAACTTTAAAGAACAAAAAATAGATGCTACAAAGGAACTTAAAAAAGTTTTAAGGTTGTACCTTAAACATCATAATGGAAAATATTTATTAAGTAATAAAAAAGGAGAACGACTGACTGAAAATGGATTAACAAAATATTTAAATAAAGTATTTAAAATAGGAGGAAAGAAAATATCAAGTAGTATGATTAGAAAAATATTTGCTACTGAGGTGGTTGGAAAAGCACATGAACTTATAGAAGATACAGCAGAAAAAATGGGTCATAGTGTTGCTACTCAAAAATCTAATTATGTAAAAAAATAGTAATAGAGAACATAAATAAAAAAATATATATTATAATATTATGGTTAAAATTATAATATATGATGATAAAACAGCACCTTTATATCAACTCTTAAATAAAAATAATATACTGGATTTATTTAAAACAATACAATCATATAGAGAACCTTTTAAATTACCGAAATTATCATATTTAAAACAATTAAAACATATACAAGAAGTTGCTTTTTTTAATGATGAAACAATATTAAATATAATTAAGAAGAAAGGTATGTGGTGGGTTTTTTATTATAATGATTGTAAAATATTATCTTTGTTATAAATATAGAAGATGTGGTGGTTTTGGAAATTATTGGGCTATAAAGATGAAGAGAAAGAAATGATTAAACAATATCATTTAGAAAAAGCAAAAGAACATTTTAAAGAACAATTAAATGATGATGATAAATTATCACAGAAACAAAAAGAACAGCAAAAAGGGTGGGCGAAATCCTATGCTGATGCTGTAAAAAAAAAAGGTGCGGAAGCAGAAAAAAAGTAAATATCCTTATAGATATTGCTAATTATGTGCCTCTGCCCCCTTTTACTTATATTAAATATATTCGTTTAATACATAAAATTATTATGTTATATAATGATATAGGAAAAGAAATGGTATTTACATTAGACGAAATGAAATTACTACAAGCAATAAATAATAAAAGTCCTCATGAGTATACAGATGAAGAAAAAGTCATAGTTAGGAATATTTGTGAAAAAAATAAAGAAAGTAAAATTAAACAATCACAATATTTTAGAAAATATCTTAAAACAGATAAAGGAAAATTAGCACATAGAAAAGCAAGTAAAAAATATTATAATAAAATAAAAGCACAAAGAGAAGCAGAAAAACAAGCAGAAATACAAAAAAATAAAGATCTATTTAGTAAATATATTAAAGTAACTGAGAATCAAGAATAAAAATATATAGAATATATAGAAAATGACTTTTTTTTTATATATTTTATTTTATGCGTTAGTTTGTAAAATAAATAATCTATGTTATAGATATATAAGAAAATGGCGAATGATGAGAAAAAGATTAAATGTGTATTTTGTAATAAATCTGTTAGGAAATATAAGAAATGGAAAGATTGGAAAAGTAGAAATAGTCATTACAAATGCTATAAAGAAGATAGGCAGTGGGGACATTTAAAAAGGTATAGATATTGGAAAGATAGACCTGAAAATCAAATAATAGAACAAATATAAAATTATTTAAAAATAAAATCTCACTATATATTACTGAAATATATAATTATAAAATATATAGATTAGGTCATAAAAAAGGATATGCTCTGGTAGGCATTTATTAGATTATTTTTAATCCTCCTCCCATTTAGGAATAAAATTAATTTTATATAATTAAATCTTTTTTATTTTTTTGTAGAAAAAAAATAAAAAATATATAGAAAATTACTTTTTTATAAAAATAAAAAATAAATATAAAAAAAAATGCGTTTAAAAACTATATAAAAAATATATATGTTATATATATAACAAAAATGAGTGCCTACCAGCATACGATAAAAAAGATGAAGATTAATTATCTCAATACTAATATAATGAAGTCCTTTCTAAAAAGTAATCCTATGAATACCAGATATGGGAAAACCGAACCATTTAAGATTACTGGATATAAGAAAATGTATTGGATAGGTTTTGGAAAAGAATTAAGAGAAAACCTCCCAGAAAATCTTAAAATATTACACGCACATACTAAAAAACACGGACGATTATATACTATTATAGAAAAGGATAAAGAATTAGATTTAGTAAAAACAAAAAAAAATAATAACCTGTATGAGAACATCAATCCTCATAGAAAGTTTAAAATATATTTTGATTTTGATTTAGAAATGAACCAGAAAGAAAAACCCACAGCAGAACAAGAAAAAGAAAGAATTGATATAGTATTAAGTAAAATTAAAGAAACATTAAAGACTAACAATCTTGCTATTGATAGAACAGAACCACGCAAAAAAAACCAGAAATCATGGAAATTATCATATCATATTATTGTTAAAGATTTATATTTTAATAATTTACAAGAATTATTAGATAGTGGTTTTAAAGAATGGATTACCGAATATATGAGTGATTATGGTATAGACAATATATATACACATTATAGATGGTTAAAATATCCATATCAATCTAAACCAGATCAACCGCAACAATTACCAGTAGAAGAACCAGATGATATTAGAAATCATACAGCAACACATTTTACTGGAAATGAGAAACATATTGATATATCCTTGTTTAAAGAGTTTAAAAAAGACTTTGATAATATTGATGTTAAAAAAATGAAAAAAAGAATGAGTTGTAAAAATAAAACTACATCATTACATAAAAAAGAATATGTATTACCAGATACTTTTGACTTAAAATATGCTACTACAAATGAAATATTATTTTTAATACAACCACAAAAATATACAAAAAGAACTATGAAAATGATATTAGAATGGTATATAAAAGAAAAAGGTAGTTTTAAAACTTGGTGGAATTGGAATAAGCAAGGAAATATGTGGGGGTTTAAGAATGTAGATGAATGGGAAGATGATGAAGAAGTATTTTATAAAGAATGGAAAGAATACGCTATTGCTATGAAAAAACAAGATAGTACTTGGATTAAAAGAGGAGGTTTTATAAAAGCATTATTAGAAAGAATATATAATACTGAAATTAAAAATAAATCAGTAGAAGATTTTTTTAATACATTTATAAAAACTGGTGATATTAAAGTAGGTGAAGAAAATGAAAAAGGTTATTTATCTTATAATGAATTAAAGAGAGCAAGTGATAAACAAAAATATACTTTGTTTAATATCTCTATGGGAGGAGGTAAAACTTACGCTACTATGAATTATATTAATGAGGAACAACCTAAAAGAATATTATGGATTACAAATAGAATTACACTTGGTAGAAGTATATATGGAGAAATTAATAAAATGGTTTATGAAGAAGATGATGGTAGTGAATCACACCATACATATAAAGGAGAACCATTTAGATTTTATAAAGATGTTAGAGGAGAGCTAAATGAAAGATATGATGAAATGAATGATGAGAACAGAAGAACAACATTAAAAGATATAAATAGATTAATTATTGAGGTTGAGAGTATGAAACATTTAATAAATGCCGAACAATATGATTTAATTGTAGCAGATGAAATTGAGAGTTTATTTTTACCATTTATGACTGATGATACACATGGAACATCATACGATAAAAATTGGGGTTCTTTTTGTGATACGATGAAAGATGCTAAAAAAGTATTTTTAATGGATGCTTATTTAAGTACAAGAACAACTGACTTTATAAAAGATAATGACCCAGACGAGGAACAAGTTATTATATACAATAAAAGAAGTTTAAATAAAACTTACAGACATTACAAACATTTTAAAACTATGATTAAAAATATTATTAATGATTTAAAAGAAGGTAAAAGAATATATTTATTTTATCCTTATAAAACTGGTAAAGGTTCATTATTTAAATTGAGTATAGAAGAACTTTGTGCTGTAATTGTAAAAGATTTACCAGAATTAAATTATCTTGTATATCACGGAGATATTGATGATAGTGAAAAGAAAAAATTAGGAGATGTAAATGAATTATGGAGTGATAAACAATTAATTATTACAAACTCTACGATTAGTGTAGGTGTTAGTTATAATAATAAAGATAAATTATTTGATAAAATATATTTAACTTATGCGGAGTTTATATATCCTCGTGATGTAATACAATCAAGTTTTAGAGTTAGAACCACTACTGATAATGAAATAGGATATTGTGAATTAAAAAGTAAGGGTGATATTATAGGTGAATTAAAAAATAAAAAAGAAGGTTTAAGGAGCATTTATATTATGGGTGAAGATAAAACACTATCTAACCTTATGAAAAATATGAGTTTAGAATATTTAGCAAAAGGTAATGAAGGTATGAGAAAGTTTATGGAATTAACTGGATATGAAAAAACTTTTATTAATAATGAAGGAGTAGATGATAAAGAATGGAAAAAAATGAGAAAATTAACAGAAGGAGTAAAAGATTTATGGGACTGGGATAGTATATTTTATGTAGATACAAAAAAACATAGTAACAATATAATTAAATATAAAGAAAAAAGAGATAATCAAACAGCAACAGGTCAAGAGAAAATGGAGATTGAGAAATATGAAGTAATGAGATTTTTAAAACCAGAACTTTTTAAATGTTGTGATGACCCAGAGGAAGAAGCAGAAGAAAAAAAATTAGCAAGAATGGATAATACTGGTAGAGAGATTTATACAAAACATTTTAAAGCATTTAATTTAGTTAATAGATTTTTACAAGGTAAAGATCATCAAGTATTAGAATTAGTTTTAGAAAGAGTATTTACTAATGATAATAATAAAATAGAAGGTTTTATAAATCAAGATTATTATATTAAACTAAAAAATACTAAAAAATGGACGAAAGAAGATAGAGAAATAGTATTTAAATATATACAATTAGATAAACGATATATGAAAAGATATAGTAATCAAAAATTACAACAAAAAATTATTAATAGTTTCGGTATTACACCAGATAATACTGGTAAAGAAAAAATTAAAGAAGTAATGAATGATGAATTATTATCACAAACAGAAAAAGATATGAGAATACAATTTATTAAAAAATTTGAGAAAAAAAATAATAGTTTAACATCTATGGGATTAGGTAAAATAATAGAAATATTTAATAATTATGGTAGAAGAAATCATAGTATATATGAAAAAGATTATTTAGATGAATTAGATTTTTTGAGTGATGATGAAGATGAGGTAATCCCAGAACCAGTTATAATAAAGAAACCTGAACCTAAATCTAATGATGATAAAGATAATAAAATACCAGATAAATATAAAAAATTATTTAAAGAAATAGATGAAGAAATAAATAATTTAAGAGAGATTGATGAATATTTAGAATCTCTTAAAAAAAGAAATCTACCTTTTGAGGAGTATTGTAAGTTAAAAAATGATTTTATAAATAATACAGAAAAACTACACGATGAAGAAATAAATAATTTGAGAGAGATTGATGATTATTTAGAAAATTTCTTAAAAGAAAAAAATTTACCTTTTGAGGAGCATTGTAAGTTAAAAAATGATATTATAAATAATAAAGAAATCCTACACGATATTAATATACCAGATTGTAAGTTAAAAAGAACAAAAATAATGAAAGCGTTTAATGAAAAATCTTTTGAGGAGTATTTAAAGAAAATGAAAGAATGTAGAAAAAAAATTTATTCTAAATATTAAGAATAATTAAATAACTTTTATAAATAAGTATATATTAAATAATAATTAAATATATAATTATAAAACCAAAAAGGGGGCGTACCCAGAAAAAAAGTAGTACTCTATAGTCAAATTACTTTTTTTCTGCTTCCGCACCTTTTTTTTATTGTATAGTCTATAACAGAATTATTTACCAAACTTCTTCATAACCTCCCTATGTGCCTCATCAAAAGTTTTACCTTTTTTAATTAATTTTTTCATTTCTGTAATATGTTTTTTTGTATGATGCTTTTTATGTTCTTTAAATAGCTCAGCATTACTTTTCTTTTTACCTTTACTTTTAGAACTTTTCTTATATCCTATAAAAACCTTTTCAGGATTAGATTTTGATTTAGGTTTTTGTACCTTTTGACCCTCACACATCTCATTAACACAAGAGGAAACTTTATTACCAGTGTATTTCATTTATATAAATTATATATAGATTTTTATTTTCTTGTTATATATTATAAAATAATGAGGACGAAAATGATAAGTAAAATTGTAGCAAGTAGCGGAGGAACAGCAGACCACCCACAATCACCTTTAAGATTTGATGTTACATTATCACCCCCAATGGTTTTACCACCAGATACATATATGAGTGTTGATAAAGTTAAATACAATATTGAGGATTTAGAAGGTGAGATTACACCCCCAGTAGCAATAGGAATGGAAAATATTTTTATAGGAGTAGAAGGGTTAGGAGGAGGATTTTGCGGTATAAGACTTATTAGTCCGCCCAGTAATGACCCAACAATAGGTTCATCTGCTTTTAATTTAAAACACGGAGGTATTATTTATATGGATGATAATATATCAACTTTTACTAATTCTATATTTACTGATAATGCTGGTATTTTTTCATTAAATAATAATAAAGAAGTTGTAGTATCTCAATTGACTTTTCAGTTATACGGACATAATGGAAGACCATTAATGATACAAGATTTAACCAATTTTACCCAATTTAACCAGACCAAAATACAATTAAGTTTTTTTAAACATCAAGATATAAGTGAAGATATTAGGGATTTAATAGCAACAATACAAAGCAATAACCAACTGGCGGTAGATAATAATAATACAGATCCAGAGAATATAGACAATATAAATAGTAATTAGAGAACTCTATATTATAGAATATTATAGAAATTATAGAAAATAAATATAGAATTATTTTCTATTATTATAGTATATAAATGAGTGAAATTAATACTGATAATGGTAATATGTTATTAGAAATTAAACCAGTTGAGGAGGTTGTTAATGAACCTGAAACTAATAACAAACATATTGAGGATAAAATAGAAGAAGATATAGAAAAAGAAATAGAACAAGAGTTAGAATCAGAGAAACAAAATGAAATATTTGAGAAGAAAGAAAAACCAAAAAAGAAAAAACGACAATTAAGTGAACGCCAAAAAAAACATTTAGAAAATATGAGAATAAAAAAAGCAGAAAAAGCAAGGAAGAAAAAGGAGGAAAAAATGAAAGCATTTAAAGAAAAAGTAGAAGGAAAAACTGAAAACCCTATAAACACTCACAAATCAAATATATCTAATAAAAATATATCACATAACCAACAAAAAGTAGCACAAAACTACGATGATGATTATTTGTTTAGAAATATGGAAAGAATGGTAGGACTAATGGAAAGAATGAATAAAATAAATAATAGTAGACAACAAGTACAACAACCTGTATATCAACAACCAAAACAACAAAAAACTAAACCAATACCTATACCAAAAAAACAAGAACCAAAGGTCAATTTATATGGTTTTGATGATTTTTTTTAAATTATTATCTTACCTTATATTATAATGGAGTTTAAAGAAGAACTAATACTTATACCTGATAATCTCTATAAAAAAGTACCAAAACGAAAATCAAAAAGTAAAATCAAAACTTTGTATTATTACAAATATAATGATGAGTTAAATAAAAGTGAAAAAGTAAAAGCAAAGTTTAAAGCAACAAGTAAGTATTTTTATAAAGCAGATTTTATGTATAAAGATACAGCATTAAGCGAACAAAATAAAGTATTTGATTATTATAAAGTATTAAAACCACATATACCAGATAAAGTTGCTATAAAAAATCTACGAGTAAGAACTAAAAAAAATAACCAAAAATATACATTTAAAAAAGAACATTCTAATGATGAACCAATTATAGTAAAGTTTGATTAATTTTTTTTCTATATATATAATATAATGGAAATCCCAGAGAATATTATAGATAAATCACTTTATAAAAAAGCAAAGAAAAAAGCAGATGAAACATATAAAAGACCATCAGCATATAAATCCATGTATATACAAAAAGTATATAAAGAATTAGGTGGAAGATATAAAGGAAAAAAAACTAAAAAAGCATCAACATCAAGATGGTTAGATGAGAAATGGATACAGGTTATACCTTTTCTAAAAGATGGTAAAAA